CTCTTCGATGTACTGGAATGCCCAGTCACGAGAGTCTGACACAAACTTCAGGAATCCGTCAGTCTGTTCCAGTTTAGCGTTTTCGATATCCTGATATAGTTCTTCCACCTTTTTTTGCAAAAGCATTCTGTCTGCCATCTCTTGCATGTATAGTTCAGACAATGCTTTAAACAATGTCTTTGTTCTAAAGAATCTATAAACAAGATAAATAATGATTGTTGTTAGTAGCCCAACAACTATAGCGTCAATCCAAGATGGAATCATTTACATCAGTCCTTCAACGCTTCACGAACAATGTAAACAATAGCACCTTGTTCTTCCAATACTTTCTTTACATCTTTAATGTATTGAATAGCATCTTCTACTTGGTGGTCAAGAAGACTTTCGATGTCTTCTGGGTCAATCTGAACAGTCAGAAAGTCATTAGCATCTAGGATAGTTACACCAAAGTTTTCTGGTGGTGTAAGTGCCTTGAATGCCGTTGCCATTTCAACAGTATACATTTTATTCCTTATCTATTGTTAGGTCAGACCAGGTTTTAGCCCAGGCTTCTTTTGTTTTGTGTCTATTAAATTCTCTAGATATCTTTCCGTTATCTAGATACACTCCGCCCCATACCCCCACCTGTTTGGTTGATACACCAACTGCAAAACATTGACGCATCACAGGGCAGGTGGAGCAGAATTCGTCCACGTCGCTTCTTAGTTCGACATCTTCTTCGTACTTGTCAAAGAAAAGATTGGTGTCCCAGCCGTCACACTTGGCAGAATCTCTCCAGTTTTTATCATCGGACATTCTTCTTCACCAATTTAGTTGGGATGTCCCAACCGCTTTCGGTAATATCAAAACGATTGACTGTGTGCCACTCGTGCTTGATAAACTGGGCGTTAGGCTGCATCCATGCTGTTGGCGACTTCTTCGCCTCTAGCACAGTCCAACCGTCCCACGACAAAGACTCATTGTTATCTACAATGGTCTCCATTTCTTCTAGTGATTTAATTAACATAATCACCTCTCTCTTAGTAGCGATAAACGCCAACTTCGATGCTCTTCGCTTCCGCTATGGAAACAAGGTCTGACAAAGATTCTTTAGGCTTGCTAAAGAATAAAAAATAATTAATAGAATTAATATTGTCACGAATCCATGAAGGCGGAACCTTGACTAACTTAATCTTGACACCATGTGCCTTAAGGCTACGCTCGGATATGTTTGCAAACTCTAACGCAAATTGGTTAATGTTAACAGGACCAGCAGACATGATAGTGAACTCCTTATCATCTTCTGGTCTGTCACGCAAAGCGTTTCCGATACCACGCAGAAATACTGCGTAGTCAGTGAAACCTTTAGTTCCCTGAATCCCTACTATCATTTGATAGTCCTTCCGTTAATCGTTCGACAACAAATATCATCTTGTCTAATTCTACCTTATCAATGGTAGTCATGTCAACTGTTTTTTTATTTTCCTGGTCAACTCTACCGTTCTCAAATTTAGAAGTGTAAACTCTATTATCTTCAATCCAATATGCATCATCACCAATAAAAAATATACGAGTATACTGAGACTGGTTGTGCTTTGCTGATTGAGACACTGTTGGCTTACGCTCTGGCATTGGCATAAAATCTGCTGTCAGTTCATATTGACGACTCTGACTAAAGTTTGTCTTAGCAGACTTAATGTTATTTTTAGGATGATTAACTAGTTTTGCAACAATATACATTGTTATTAAGGTTACTATTGAACCTGCAAAATATTCCATTTAATCACCTACAACTATTATACTAGATTGTTGCATCAAAAGCAAGCCAGTTTTGCTTTGCTTTGTCCCAGGTAAAGTTGTCATGGATATCCTGTACCTGCCGTGTATAGTCGTATCCATGTTCTTTAATCATTTTAATAGCCTTGGTTAGTTCTTCAGCGTATCTTTCTGGCGTTAGTTCGTCAGACGGAATCATTTTTCCATGCCCCATAGAAGTTTCTGGCAATGCCCCCAAGTCTGTGTGGACTGTGTAGCATCCAGCAGACAGTGCTTCCATCTGAGTAAGACAAGAAGTTTCTGGATAGATAGATGGGTAGGCGTGTATGTGTGCATCTGCAAAAAACTTGTAGACGATTTTGCGTGGAGTTTTTCCATAGAAGTTTACTCGTGGGTCATTGACAGCATCTAAAGGATATGAGTGTGGCAAATCTGGATAAAAATCATTAAAGATATTAAGTTCAAAGTCTTCTTCAATTAGTGGAACTGCTTTTAGCAAAATCTCCATACCACGGTGAGAGGTAGAGGCATGAATAAGTTTAACCTTATTAATATTATTAAACTTGCCTGGTGTTGGTGTGACTGGCTCAATTGCATTTGGGATTACATAAATTTGATTTAGGTTCATGTTTAACTCTTTTGAAAGAACTCCCTTTTCATATTCAGAGACTGCGATGATACGCTCAGTTGCTTTACGAACCAAGTGATTGTTTAGTACTCGTGTAACAGTACCTACAAATTGACTGACATTGTTATGAAGCCAAAAGATATATCTTGTACCATCAGCACCTATGGTTTGTAAGTCTGGTAGGTGTCCAGGAATAATTACGTTAGTATACTTTTGAATGTTAGTCATGTGTGGCAGAATATTTTTCATAAATCCTCTAGCCATTGTTTCTGTACCACCAAAGTGGTCTTCACTATACTTAAAAATTGGATGTGCCATTAGTCCTCGCCCTGAAGTCTATTCTCAATAAGTTTGTCTCGTTCATCAATTGTCTCAAAAGCAAATGATTCTAGTTTGTCTTGGTGTCGATTGTAGTGGTGTCCACAGAAATCAAGGGAGCCTGAAACTCCTGTTACACGCACATATGCTTGTGCTCCACAATAGTCGCACCTATCCATTGCAGTTAGTTGCCACTCTTTTACTGGTGCATCTATAAGTTGTTCTGTCATTACTTATCCGTTCTGTAGAATCCACTACCCCTGAAAGTTACTGCTCCTACTGAGTATACCTTAGTTAGAGCAATTTTGCAAGTCTCGCATTCATATCCAGGGTCAGTGTCATTAACACCCCTAGTGACTACTAGTCTTACGTCACATTCTGGACATTTATATTCATATGATGGCATTTTATCCCCTTATAAAAATGTGCGTGGTAACCACACAATATGATTACCACGACACATAATTAGTTATTCTGCTTTTGGAGCAACCTTTGATGCAACAACAACTGGCTTTGTTACAGCAAGCGTTGGAGCAGTCTTTGGATTTGTTACTGGTTTTGGTGCTACAGCCTTTGGTGCAGCAGGTGTCTTTACAACCTTTGCTTCTGTTGGATTAGCAACAGTTGGAACGTCAGGTAGTGAGTGAGTTGGTGCAACAGTTACTGGAGCACTTTCTGGAGTAGCCTTGTGAGCCTCAGCCTCAGCCTTTTCAAAAGCAATAACTGCCTTGATAAAAGCCATAGGGTCGTAGTAACCCTTACCTGTGTCAAAGCCAGCAAGTGGCTGACCCTTAATGTGACCTGCCCAGATTTCCCAGTGTAGGTGCTTACCAGTTGCAAAACCAGTTTCACCCATCTTGCCAACAATTGTGCCAGCCTCAATCTTCTGACCAACCTTAACCTTAATTGAACCCTTAACCATGTGGAAGTAGGTCCATGTGACCTTCTTGCCCATTACAGTTGACTGAACAATAATTGAGTGACCACCAGATGTTGGTGAGTCGTTTGGCTTAACTGCAATTACCTTGCCGTCTGCCCATGCTTCTAGATAGGTGGTTTCTCCACCCTGCCAGATGTCAACACCGTTGTGGTGCTTCTTTACTTTCTTAATTGGGTGCATTCTCCAACCGAATGGGGAAGTTACCTTCCAGGACTTGCCTGGGATTCCATCTACTGGATATTGTGATTTTGCCATATAGCATCATCTCCTTCTATATTTGATTATATCATAATCAGAGCCACCTAACGGATTCGAACCGTTGACCTCCATATTACAAGTATGGCACTCTACCGCTGAGTTAAGGTGGCGAAGCGATTCCGATGGGACTTGAACCCACGACCTCTACCGTGACAGGGTAGCGTTCTAACCAACTGAACTACGAAATCAAATGTTCCTTAAACAACCCAGATAGGAACAACATCTGTAACAGTCTTTACTAGTATACCGTTAAAGCCATCTATGCTTTCACATACCGCTTGGTCTTGTGCTGGTCACCCAGGACTCGAACCTGGAACATTTCGGTTAACAGCCGAACACTCTGCCATTGAGTTAGTGACCAATGCTTTCTTCATCAAGTATACCTGACGGAGAAAGACTTGTCAAGCAATTAGATTAGGAACTTTGTGACTGGAGCACATGGGTCTCCGCCTTCTTCCCATTCCTTTTCTTCTTCTTCTGTCATGTATGGGTCGCCATCATGTGTGTAGCAGAATGGTTCTGTAATCCAGCCTTTATCAATGCCGAACTGCATCCACTCCCAGACTTCTGTTTTGTCTGCAATGTTTTTCTTCTTGAACATATAAAAACCCTCTCTAGGTCATGTATCAATTATACAGTACTAGAGAGGGCTTGTCAAGTATGTTTCTACTTCTCTGAAGGGATGTTGTCCACAAATGCACGGTCAATTTCGTCTTCTGTTAGTTCTCCATCGTTTAGGTAACCACGAGCCAAGTCTTCTACAACATTGGCAACGCCCATGATACCAGCAAGGAGTGCTGCCTGTAGGACATCAATACCAATTGCTGCACCAGCACCAACGGTTGCTAGGGCTGAGACCAAAAACAATGAGAGCATACGCTTTGCAATCTTTAAGTAATTCATTAATCTTCCTCCTTATCTTTTGGATTTCTGAGTGGGTAGGTAATCATCCATAGAACTGATGTTCCCATGATTGCCCAACCTACTACTTCTTTTGCTGAACCCTCAAGTACCAGCCATGCAACAAACATACCAAGAAGTGTCCATGCCTGACCCAAAAGGTCATTTAAAAATTTCTTCATTAATCTTTCCTCCTTGTGCCTGATGTTCCACCTGAGCCACCTGCTGATGCAGATGCTGCTGCTGATGGTGCTGCTGCAGTAAGTGCTGCTCCTGTTGCTGCGTTGACTGCTGCTCCAACAGCAACAACTGCTGTCACAACAATCTTTTTAGATTCTTCTCTTACCTTTGGAGACATGTCAGAACCTACGTTACCCATAAAGTTAATTGCGTCTGCAAGGGCTACAACGGTTGCTCCAAGTACTGGCACTGCTGCTAATTCTTCGTTTACTTCAATGTCGTCTGCTTGGGCTGCAACGAATAGGGCATCAAGAGCCTCTTCGTATTCTGGGGAGCCTTGCTCTGAATTTTCCAGGATTTCATTTGCTACAGATATAAGTTCTGTTACTTGCTCTTCTGAAAGGGATTGTGGGTCTACCGTCGCAACATTTACTGGTAACTCAGGTTCACTGGGTTCGGGGGACACTGGCGGCTCTGGTTCTGGTAGCGGTTCTGGGATAATTTCTGTTGGCTTTTCAATAGGTTTCGGGGTCTCTTCAGGCGTAGGTGTTGGCTCGGTAAAAGGTGGAATGGCTTGTAGTTCTTGTTGACGGACAATCAATTCCTCCTGTTTATTTGTTACATCCAGGGATGCTACTTCAATTATACTTGCCTTTTCTGTCTGCGTAACTACCGATGTATTATAGTCTCTCTTAGCATCTGTCTGGTTACTTGTTGCTACCGATAAGTTTTGTTCTGCTGTAGAGACCTCAGCATTTGCCTGTATAATTGCTGGCAATAGTTCTGGGTTTTTAATCAATGGTGCTTCGGCATCCTCGTCTGGGACTAGCACAATAATTTCTTCTTCTCTAAATCTAAGTTCATCTCTAAATAAAGTAATCTCGTCATAGACAATAACCTCGTCGTACACAATCTCTTCTGTGTAATAAGTTACTTCCTGATACTTTACAACTGGCTGATAAATTGTTTCTGTTACTGTTCGTTCTCCAAACCAAGTTGCAGGAACTATTGTCATGCTACCGCCAGCAACCTGTGACCAAAGTTGAACCCATGCTCCGCCACCATTCTCATAGTAATACAAAGTAGTTGGGTATAGGATACCTGCTCTAATCCACATAGGCTGAGAGGTTGTTCCTCCACCACCCTTATCTCTCCAGTCATTAATAAGAGACATACCAGCAATAGTTAGTTTGACACCATCATCTCCTGGTGCATAGAAACTATACCAGTTGTCTTCTGGAACCATGATGTTTCCCTCAAACTTAACAAGAACATCTTCAGCCTTTCCAGAGTTTAGAACTAGACCACTAAACCATTGGAAGTCAATGTTGGGTACGTTCATGCTGGCAAGTGGTGTTTCTGATTCGGTTGGTATTGGTGGGGCATTGTTGTATCCTTGTCTATTGTAGGATGTTGCTGTAAGTCCACCTGGAACTACCGTTGTAACTTCAACTGGTTCATAATCTAAATAAGGCTGCATCTCTGTGTGCGGAACTAAAATTGTTCTTGGAACTAATTCTGTTCTTGGAACTAACTGGGTGTATGGGACCTGAACTGTATATGGTACTTGAATAGTTTCTACCTGTTCTTTAGTAGGTCTCACCCAGTCAGCATCTGGAATTAGTTTTGTGTTGTATTCTGTCTGAGCCAATTCTAGGCTTGCTTGTGCTTTGGTTAAAAGTAATTCTTTACTCTGAACATCTATAATTTTATTATCTAGAATTGTTTTGTTTGACTCTACCGTGGCATCTATGATAGCCTTGTTATTTACGGCTGTCTGGTATGCTTCTTGAGCAACCACCAGAGCACTCTGGGCAGCACTAATCTTAGCCTCTGCTTCTGCAATAATCGCATTGTATTCATCCCTGGTTTGTGCAAGGGCTGGCGATGTAAAAAGTAAGCAAGAAAAGGCTAGGAATATGGCTAATATGAATCTAGGGGTTTTATTAATTTATGTTCTCCTCGTTGGAAGTATCCAACAAGAACATTATACCATTATATTACGTTAATGTTAAACTGTTTAAAGTACGATTCCAGGTCTTTATCTGCTGGTTTGTTACGCTGAATAATGCTACGCTTATCAAAGTCGTGCATTTCTTCTGTTGGCTTTCTGTCACGGAACGTGTGAATCTCTACCATCTGGTTTAGGTCTCTAGGTGTGTGAGAGATAGCACCAAAGATAGCACCGCATACAGCGTCTGCAAGGTCCTTGGAGGACTTTCTAGGGTGGTCTACACGATTACCCTTCATAATCTTCAACTCAGTTAGTTCTTCAAACAGCAAGTCAATGGCTGGCAAGGCTAGTCGCTCTTCATAAACAAGCATAGCCATATCCTCATAGTGCTTCTTAGCAACAGAAACAGTCTCAGTCTTTATACCAACAGACTTCAGTTCATTCTGGATATCAAACGACTGCCAGCGGTCAAAGGAAACCATTCCAATATCAAAGCCTAGTCTGCGTAGGTTCTGAATCCACTGCTTTACTTCTGAAAGATTAACAGGACCTTCAATCTTTGGCTCCCAGTATACGACTGCATCTACTACTACGATAGGCATTACTTGTGCGTAGTCCTTAACTACCTGGACATTTACCCACTTCTCAACGTGAGCAATGGCAACAGCACACTTGTCGTGTCGCTGTGCAAGGTCAGCATGAACAAAGTATTTTTTGTCTGGGTCAGGCTTAAATGAATCCATAAAACTTTTGTTAGTGTCAATAGGATTTACGATTGTCATACAAGCACGAATCTTTTCTTGCTGCTTGAAGAATGCATCGGACATGTAGGTTGGCACACACGCAAAACGTTGCATGGCATCACCGAGGTCTGTGTAGAATGCTAACTTAAAATCGTCAATCTTACGAGTAGGATTTACAACCCAGGTTGGTCTCTTGATAGCAAACATTCCTGGAAACTTGTAGGATAGAATATTGTCTTCATCCCACTCAATCTCAAGGGTGTTTCCTTCTGCGTCTTCTGGCAAGTCTTCATTCATAATAAACTTGTGATGCTTTGTGATAACTTCCTTTTCAGCAATCACGGCATCGTATCTCTGCGAGATAA